AGGTCGAGATGTTGGCATAGTCCGCATAGTTCCCGATGGTGCTGGTGTTCTGCACCACGGAAACGGTGAGGCCAGTCTGAATCGTTCCTTCGGGAGCCTGTGTGACTGGAGGAGCGGGAAGATTTTGGTACATGAAAAGCACCAATTTATTTCCGCTGTTCTCGTCCAACATGCGCCGTGAGCAGCATCTGGCCCACGGGGTCTCAGCCTTAAGATTTTCTAAAAAAATTTTGTCAAAGGATGTAACCGTTGACTGAGGCAAATTGGTGCTTAAGTTACTCGCTGGGCTGACGCCAACGCCCAGCACATAGGCGTGGGATCGTCCCACGCCTCCGAGATATGCCAACGAGCTTGCGCCGAACGCGCACAGAAACTCGATGAACGGCACGACAAACTTCTTGAAGAACGTTTGGCCGCGCTGGGCGGCTACGGATTCGTTTCGCATGGCTGTACCCTCACGGGTGAAGTCACGCGCCCATTGCATCTACCTGTCTGCGAAACTCCGGGTCGGAACGGATTTTGTCGTTGTACTCGGACCTTGGCATCCTCTCGATATCGGCGCGCGTGTATTTCGCCTTCCTCGGCGGGGGCGGGGCCGATGCGCTGGCATCGGACGAGCGGAGTCCCGTCGCTACACTGCGGGGTCTGGGAGAGGGGGCGGGAGCCGTTTCCTGTCCGTTGGTATTGCCTTTGCGGGGTGCGGGTTCGCTTTGCGATTCGCCTTCAGGCCAGGGGATCATCTCTTCTCGATCCTTGAGGGTTTGGAAGGCGATTTCGAGATTGTTGCGGGTCAAGTCCCAGCCGTTCGCTTTCAGCTCCTCGAACAGAGCATCGCGGTTTTGCGGCACAGGGTAAAAGTCAGGGTTGTTGTCGCGGAAAGCAATGGATTCGGCGGCATAGAAGGCGTCGCGCTCGTCCTTGTCCATCTTGGAGAACTGCTTACCCACAGTGGAAGGGGCCATCCCTTGCTTCGCGGTCACGATTTCTTCAACCGCTTCGACCACCTTGTCAGGGTCGGTGATTTCGCTGGAGAGTCGCAGTCGGTCAGCCTCCGTAAGCTGCTTTGGTTCTACGCGAAGCGGCTGGCGCGCGGTGTCGGGCTTGCGAAGTCGGCTGATTTCACGGTTGGCGTGTACCTGCGATTGCAGGAGTTGGTCTGCGGTTTCCTTATAGCTCTTGCCCTTGAAGGTTGATACGCGGTGGCCCTGCGCGTTTTTAATCACAGCCACATAGTTCCCGTCTTCGTCTAAGCCTTTTTCATCATCGTGCAGCCATTCAAATTCCATAGGGGTTCGCCCTTTCTAAATTCCCGCATAATTCGCCGTGTCTGACGGTAGGGGTCTCGTGGGATCGAGTATGTTTTCGATCTCTTGCTCCTCGCGCGTCATCTCTGGTACGGGGGTTGGTTTCACAACACTAGACAGGTAAAGTTTTGTCTCAAATTCAATTTTTTCTTGCATGTGGGTGAACATTTGCCAGGCCGCTTTCGCCATGCGGTGATTTGCCAACACGGAGTTCTCGTCTGCGGGGTCGGTGTTGATAAGTCGGGTTTCAGTCTCGATGCACACCATCTCCATCACGTCCAAAAGGTCGGGGTACATCTCACTGCGTATCAGGTTGAGGAGGTTGCGCCGCTGGATCGGGCGCAGTTCGGCGGTGACTCCGAACGTTCTTTCGGTACGAATGGGAATGGGTTCCATCATCCTCCCCCTCCACTCGTACCGAAGAATTGCGATTGCTGCATCTGCCGCTCGTCGGCGGTGCGCTCGGCAAAGCTGGCCGCGCGTTCGAGCGGGGATTCGATTAGCGGCTTATGGGTCTTGTCGATGGCATCGACGGCCACACGTCCCGCAATCCTCTTGTCCTCCAGTTCCATATCGTTCTGGTGCTTCTGCTGAATCTGCGCGCTGTCGGCCTGGGCTTTGATGGCGGCGGGGTTGCTCTGCATCTGCTGTTGCTTCTCTTGATCCGTCATTGGAACGATGAGGTCTCGTTTGTTCTTCCACTCGCTCATGTCGAGAACCATGTTCACGAGTTCCATCGCGTTCACCTTCCAGCCCGTCTCTGAGAGCTGGCCGATGAGTGCCTGATTGCCGAATACTTCGAGCAGGAAGGGAAGTGCCTGGGCCATGCGGTTGCGCGCGGCCAGCCGCGTTCCGGCCAGCGTGTCGAACTTGATGGTGGAGTCCATGAAGTCCTGGAAGTCCACCACGAGGTCGTCCGTCCGTTCGGCCAATACGTCGCGTATCTCGGATATCGGCATCCGCTCCTTCACCATGCGATACATGAATTTGAGGAAGGGGAGAAAGACGCCGTCAATGATACGCTCCAGCGGGGATTGCAACCGTGACGTTGAGGCTTGCCCCACCATTCCCGCGCCCTGCGCGGTGCGAACGATGCTCGAGCCTCTGCCGGGGATGCTGCCCTGGACTGAGGCTTGGTCGGCTCCGGTTGCGCTTTCGGATGATCCCACCACTGCCTGTATCGCGCGCCATGCATCGGGCGGGACTTGAGGCTGGGCTACAAGTGCAATGGCTTTGGTCGCGTCGTTACCGTCCACCATGCGGATGCCGCCCAGCCGTCTCCGTTGATCCTGCGTGGGAACGTTGGCTCCGCGCGCCACGGCGTACTCTGGCTGAACCGCGAAGGCCAGAATGTCCAGCAGCGCGTTAATCATGCCCTGCTCGACGCGCTGGTCAGCTCCCGCGATACGTCCCACGCCCATGCCATATCCGGCGTTGTCGATATCCCAATAGTTCGCGCTGAAAAACGGCTTGTCGGGGAGCTTGTGTTTGCCGTTGCGGATGACAACTTTCTTTTGCAGGACGACGCGAACCTGCGTCTTATCCCACCACTCCAAAACCTGCATCGGCTTCATCAGCGGGTCTTCGCTCCAGTCCTCGTCGCGGTGGGCGGCGTGGTGGATGCTGAGGTTCGCTGAGAGCGATTCTTCCGCGCCGTCTATGCTCTCCGTCTGCTCGGCTGAGTCGGGCATAAAGATGGAGCGGAGAACTTCGTCAGACGGGATATCGTAATCGGGGTTTTCGCGGAGTAGGGTGAGGTCGTTGTAATCGAGATATTTTTCGTGGACGATCCATTTCGCCTTCCAAAGCTGGTTGGGCGACCTCCATTTGGGATCGACAAAAACTTCAGCCAACTCACACTTCTCAAAGACGGGGCGGTTGTGTGTTACTTCCACATCAACGGCTTCAAACTCATCGCTCTCCGTGGTGAAGATGGTGAGCTTGTTGCCCATCGGGAGCGTCGTTTGCGGTGGGGCTTTCTTGCGGCGGTAGTGCGTCTCAAGGGTAGTCTCGGTCTCCCAGCCCACTTTGAAGATAACTGTCCCCTGATTCACCATCCCCTGTATGCCGTAGCTCAGCTCCTGCTTGAAGTTGATTTGCTCCAGCAGTTCGGCCACAAGCTCCTTCCACGCGCGCGCTGTGTCCTGGTGGGTATTGGGGCGGGGGCGAATCTCGAACGGCGTAGCGTCCGAAAAAATGGCTCCCGTGAGAGCGGGAGCCAAAGAGTTCACCTGCTTTGCGCAAGTAAACCTTGAAATGTTGGAGCGACTGACCGATGATCCTTCGAAGACGCCCAGCGTTCGCGGGGATTGATACAAAACATCCGATTCGTTCCATTGCAGCGGCCAGCGGCGGTCATTCAGCCAAGCGGAGGCGCGCTCATGGTCTTGGACGACTATGGAGAGGACGGCTTCATCGGTGTACTTGGGTGGGATGGCGGGGTTTGGCGATGTGGTAACGTCCCGCGCCTGTACCGGACGGGTCCAATCGCTTTTCGCCACCAACGCAGCCGTAGCCATGCCCTAACCTCATCCGGTGGAGTGGTTTGCCCATCTACTCCTACGGGTTCGGGTCGGGTAATTTCGGCCACTTCCGTCTATTGCTTTGAACGCTAGGGATTAGCGTTTGTTTCTGCGCTAGCGGAAATTATTACTCCAGTGTGACGAAAGATACAACTATGGTCATTTACGGGGAGTAACCCATTCGCTTTATCTTCTCCCACCTTGCAGCCATT